ATTTTTCCTATATATTTCTATTAAATTATGATTTCTAAAATCGCACATTTTTCTCCTTTTTTAAAAATACTTTACAAAATAATATTAATAAAGCGATAAGTGTAATACCTAATGAAATCATACAATACATTCAACCTATCATTAATTTAACAAAATCATCTTCTTTTTTAATATCATCATCATTGTATTATTCTCTTTTCTTTAGATTATTCTCCATCTACTATCTGTTCTAATTATATTTTCATTTTTAATAACAAAAAATTCATCTTCTAAAGAAATATATATCATATTATTTTCTCTTATAAAAGTATAATTATTTTTTATATCTGTCTTATCAGTAGGTAATATATAATTTTTATTTTTGTAATTATACACAATGCCTGTTACAAAATAATTTAGTGCTCCTTTAAATACATACTTTGATATTAATCTTCCATTAGGAAATTTAATAAGACTTATTTCTTCTTTTAAATCATTAATTTGTATTGTTAATTCTTTAATTTCTTTTTCTTTTAATAATTTTATTTCACTATTCAATATTTCATGATCCAATGCATAATAACTATCTAAATACTTTTTAATTAAACCCATAATAATTTACTATCTCCTTTATATCCTTTTTCAAAAATAAACCAACAGTAACATATAGTATTTACATGATAATGTTCAAAATCACCATTCATTGCACATTGTTGTCGTTTAGAATTTACAATAACAAATTTAGGATTATATTTTTCAAAAAGTTTCTTTCGTGATTCACTTTCTAAGAATTGAACTTTAAGAAAAAATATAGCTTTATTTCCATCTTCCAATAATTCCATACTTTTTTCTACGAATTCTTCTGCTAATTTAAAAGGTGGATTAGTTAAAATATCACCATTCCATTTTTCTGTACGGGTTAAAAAGTTTTGTACTTCACCAAAACCTCTATTAATTAAATCGGTGGAGCGTACATTAAAACCTTGTTCAACTAATACTTTACTTAAATGTCCCTCTCCACATGAACATTCCCATATATTATTACTTATTCCTAATTCTTTTAACAATGGAACTACTATTCTCATTGCATTAGGATCTGTTGCATAATAGTCATTTTCTTCTCTTTTTGCGTCAGGATTGACTGCAATTGCTAGTTTTCTTCTCATTTTTATCCTTTTTTCCTTGTTTTTATATACTTTTTAATAGTTTTTTAATAGTTTTTACATAAAAATATATATTTTTTATTGTTTTTTACTATTTAATTCCATTATTTTACCTTGTAACCATGCAGGTTCTACTAATTCTGATGGATATTCTGTATCTAATTTAGTATTCATCATAATACAAAATTGATCACACATATCTTTATCAAAGTATCCTATTTCTTCTTGAATATCAAAACTTCCATATCTAATCATTCCAGCATTAATTTTATCTTTATAATTAGTAGTAGCGATATAGATTGTATCTTCTGTTGAATACACTCCATCAAGTATTTGAAAAAGAACATTTTGATTATTAGCTTTTTTCTTTGTTTCTTCCGTTTCTTGTTTACTTCTATCATAAAAATACATATCAAAATCTTCAATAAGTATAATAAGTTTTCCAATACTCTTTTTTCTTTCCTCTAATATCTTTGCTACAGATATCATAATATCATTAGGATTAATAACAAGTATAGTAGCATTATCAAACATATTACTAATACATCTAGCTATTGTAGATTTACCTGTTCCGGGTTTACCATATAGAAGAACACCTATTTTATGTACAAGTTGATGCGATTTATACCATTCTTTCTTTTCATTCCAATAAGTCAATCCATTAATAATTCTATCTTTTATTTCTGATTTAAGTACCATATTTTTAAAATCATGTGGTTTAATAGTATAATTAATTACTTTTTCTCCAAGATATTTAACTTTAATTTCATTTTTATTTTTATCATTTAATACTTTGCGTAAAATAATTTCTCTAAGTCTATATTTATTTTTTCCTAAAAAAAGTAAGTTTAATGTGTTTCCAATCACATATTTTATTATTATTATCTTTATATATAGTTACCTGAATAATATTGTTTCCAGATAATTTAATTAAATACATTATATTACAAGTTAATTCATAAAAGTTTTTATTTACAGTAGGTGTTCTATATCTGCTATATTTCTCTTTATCTAAATTATATACTAATTTATTTAAAGTATCATAAGACCAAGAATATTCTTCTATATCTATACTAGCACATAGACTTGCTTGAAATAATTGTAAAGATTTTTTACCAATTTCTTTAATAATATTTTCTTCTAAATTCACTCTTTTGTCATCTCCGTAAAAGATTTTTCTGTATAAGACCAACCACTATGTCCTTTAGTACTCCATATGATTTTTTCTCTTGTTGCTTTTTCTTTTGTCTCTATATAATCTTGAGTTCTAAAAAATCTATGTCCCTCTCCACGTCCAAGTAATTTAAAATTGGTTCTATCAACTTCTTTTAAAGTTTTTATATGACTTACTGCTTCTTGAAATGTTTTTAGATAACGATCTTCAATATATTTAGCGTACTTGTTTTTACATAATTTTATAATCATTAAAGCTCCAGTGAAATCAGCATAGTAATAATCAATAATTACTTTATATTTTAAATTATTAACATTGATACCATCTAATTTACATTTAAAAATATGAAAATGATCTTCTCCTTGAAATAAGTATTGTAAAAATTCTGCGGCTTCTTTAATAGTTTTATATGTCATACCAGTAATAATAGATACTTCAAATAAACTAATAACTGGTTGACCTCTATAAGTTTCTATTAATATATTAAAATCTGGTTTTGCTGACATTACTATTCTCCTTATTTACAAAAAATTTTATAAGCTAATACTATAAGTAATAAACCAAATCCTAAAGGTGGACATACAATTAATAGAAATAAAAAAATTAAAAATAAGAATAATTGCATATAAGTTTCCTCTCTTTCTTTCGTTTTATTGTTAAGTTAATTTTATCATATTAATATATAAATGTCAAGAGAAAAAAGAAATATTTTTAATAATTTTTGCATTACTTATTAATATTTTATTATATAAGTAAGTAATACTTTTTATAACTTTTACTTGACTTTCTAATTAAAATATGATAGAATTAGTTCACAAACAAGTTTTGTATAAATAAAAAGGAGAAAAAATGAAACATGAACATTAGAAGTAGTAAATTATCAGCAGAACAAAAAAAAGAGGAAAGAAAAAAAATAAGACATTTATTATATGTAGGACAAGTATTTAAGAATTATAAAGAATTATGTAATTATCTTAATATTCCATTAGGAAAATCTTGTTCTAAAGCGGCGCAATTAAGAATAATTAATTCAGTAGTAATGTTAGGATATTCAGGGCAACAACTTACAGTAAAAGATATATATGAATTACAACCAGAAATTAAAAAGAAAGAAAAGGAAAAAAAAGAAAAGAAGAAAGTACAACATATAAGAAAATGTTATGTATCATATACAATACCAATTTTATGTAATGTATTAGAAGATAAATGTTATACTGTTACCGATATAGCAAAATTATTGGGAATAATAAATATTAATTATCAAAGTCATAATTTAAGTAAAGAAGAAAAAATTTTTGAAACCAGACATTTTACTAATTTACTTTTTAATAGATTTAATACTTTTATAAAATATGCGTTACATAAAATGGAACGACAAGGAATTATAGAAATATATAATACCTATATGATAAATAATCATGTTGCAAGTGAAATGGAATTAGAAGAAATATATGAAATAGAACAATTAGCGTTAAAGAGTTTAGGACTTAATAATTATTGTGAAGTAATTTTTCATAATAAAGTAATTCAATATAAAAATTTCTTTTCTAAATATGATACTATATTTTCTTGTATGAAAATTAGATTATTAAATAGAGATGTACAAAAATTAGATAAAGAAAAAATAAATGAATATCAACAAATATTAAATGATATGTTCATTAATAAATTTAAAGCATATATAGAGCAACATACGTCTTTTATAAATAAAAAAGGAGAACAAATAGATTATGATATGGAGTTTTTATATAATTTAATAGACAAATATATAAAAAGGTAAAAAGGTTATATTATTACCACTCATTTTCATGAGTTACTTATATCTATAAGTCAAAAGATTATATGACTAATAATTTTAACTATTGTATCTTTTCTCAATTATATTATAAATGTTATAATATAATATAAAATATTAATTTACTTATATATTAAAAGATTAAATACTTATATAATTAACTCTCTCTATTATTATATCTTTTATTATATTTAACTCGCTCTCTCATTCCACACTGTCGTGTGTTCATTCGTTCGCGGTTAAATGTTTATGTAAACGTACTTTTGCTTCGCAAAACTACGTCCACATAGAACAATTTTCTTATTATATATATTATGTTTTATTATTATATCTTTTATTATATAATCGTTATTAATAGTTAATATTATAGTTAATATTATAGTTAATACTAGATGCCTTGTAGCTGGCTATGCATTGGGTAAATATAAGTAAAATTTTAGTGATAACATTTACCGTAAAATAAAGGAATTTTGACATCAAAACTTGTAAATTTTAAAAAACTATATTTAGATGGAGGAAAAATGTGACTACTTATGGATTAAAAATTAAGAATATATCAGCTGGTATGATATATGATGTGAATCTTGGTATAAGAGATTACTTCACTTATACTGATGCTATGTTTAGTAACAGTCTGTTTAACTTCTTTTTACAACGTAACGGATTAAGTGTTCATAAGAAAGAAAGTACTAGAGATATAATCTGTTTGGATTATGATTTTGGTAGTAGAGATTATGATGCAGAATATAAACGTCTAACTAGATTTCTATCACAGGTACAAGATGAAGATACCAAAAAAAGAGTTTTAAATACTTTACAAAATATTGAACAGAAGAAAGAACTATATTCTCCATTAAAGCGAGAAGCAATTAGAACAGCTTTTTATGAACATGGTGTAGATATCACTTATAAGAAATTTGATAAGGAATTAAACAAGTGGATTAATGATGTTACAATTCATTATGAAATGTTATTTCGTACTAACGCTAAAGCTAAACTTGGTCAGGTAATGTTTATTAATTCTAAGTTATATAAGAAAGCTTATGATTGGCTTACTATTGGTCTTGGGGATAAAATGGATAAAGATAATGCAAAGATCGTAGAAATGTCTGCTTATGCTCCTTTAACCACATCTACTATTATTGATAGTATACATATACCGGTTGAAGATATCTTAATTTTAAAAGATCAAGATTCTTTCTTTACCGCTATTGCTAATGTTGTTATGGCAGATAAAAATAAACACTGTATTGTTACTCAAAAAGAAACACAAATAAAAAGTACATTATGGGATGGAATGGCTTTAGTAGAAAATAATATTTTACCAGAATTTATTAATACAACCATTCTACTTAGAAATCATTTATTTAAAGCTTGTGGGTTTAGATCTAACTTACAATTATTTTTTAGAGATTATTGTCGCTCACATAATTTAGATTATAATACTTATCAAATACATGATATGTTTGGTAAATTACATTTTGTAAAAGATATTAAAATGATTACTACAGATAATGCTATTAAGTGGAAAAAGTTTATGAACTTAATGGGAGATAATCCTTATGAATATTGGTGTGATAGAATACATGCTGATGGAGATATCTGGGGAATAGTAAAAACAGACCATATAAGTAAACTAGGTAATAATCAACAATTAAGTTATCAGATGGTTAATACATTACCCTGTACCGAAGAAGAAATGAGATATATTGCTTCTGATAGTGTTACTTATATTGAAAAATTAAAAACTGATAATAATGAATTTGAAAAGTTCTTACGCAAGAACAATAATGAAATTAATAATTATGAAATGCTTGCAGATCTTTATAAACAAAATCATGAATTTAGTAATTGTAGTTTTTTCAGAAGAGAAAAAACTGATATCATTAAGCAATATGTAAAACGTATGCGTAAAGGTAAAATATTTATTAACGGAGATAACTTAACGATATGTGGTAATCCATATGAATTATTGTTATATGCAATGGGAGATAAAGGAGAAATATTTAAACAAAGGCACGATTCAATAGAATGTTATACACCTAGATTTGACAATGAAATTTTCTTAGCGGGATTTAGATCACCACATAATAGTCCCAATAATTGTTGCTACTTGTTTAATATTGATAAACAACGTAGTGATAGACTAACTAAATATATTTGTCTAAGTAGAAATACTATAGCTGTTAATGGAATTCATACAGATATACAAGCTCGGTTGAACGGATGTGATTATGATTCAGATTTTATTTTAGCTACTGATAATCCTGTTATTGTGTTAAATGCTAAACGATGTTTTTTAGAGTATAAGACAATAGTAAATGATTTAAAAGAAAGTGGTATTACTTATAAAAATCTTAAATCAGATTATGCAGAGATGGATAATAAATTTTCTAAATCTCGTATGGGAATTGGTTATTCTAGTAATTTAGCTCAATTAGCTATAACTTATTATTGGACAGAACTTGCAAAAGAACATCCTAATCAGCAAATACTAAAAGAATTATATAATAATTTTGTAATACTTAGTGTACTTGCTCAAGTTGTAATTGATAGTTGTAAAAGAGAATATGAAATAGATGCTTTACAAGAAATTGCAAGAATAAGTAGATTACCGTCTATGGTTTGTACAAAAGATTTTATAACTGCCACTGGAGATATACTTACTTTGAAAAAAGATTTTCCGACTTTTATGAAATATACTAGAGAAATTAAATATACAAAAGATGGAAAAGAAATTCCTTTTGAACAAGTACAACGAAGTAAAAATAAAATTAAGCAAAGAATTAATTCCGATTTAACTTGTCCAATGAATTGGTTAGAAGAATGTTTAGATGATATAAAAAATAATTCTACTTCTATATCTATTCCTATAAATGAATTTTTTATTAAGTTAGTGGGTAAACCAAATAATAGACAGATGCAGAAATTTATTACGATAATTAATAAATATGATAATTATATCAAACATAATCGAGCACTTAGTCTTGACAATTTAGAAGAATATTTAAAAGTAACAGAAGACTTTATTAGCCAGTTAAATAAAATAAAAATTACCAATGTAGTAACAATCAATAGATTAATTGAAACTGCATTTGGTATAGATACTGGAGTTGGTGCTAGTAAATTGACAAAAGGTAAAAATGTTAAATATACACGTAAGATTTTAAATATGCTTTATAAAACAAATAAAACTAAGTTTTTAGATCAATTCAAAAAACTGCCGAATTAATTTTAGATATTTCTTAAAAGCCGCATAAATGCTATAATATATCAAAAAGCTAATAGGTGCAATATGAAGGGGATAAAAAATAAATAAAAAACTCTTAAAAACTGCCGAATTAATTTTTTGATATGCCGTATAACTGCGGCTTTTTAGAAAGTATAATGGGTGTATTATGGAGAGAGAAAAATGGACACAGAAAAAAGGAAAAGAAATTATAATCGCAGGAACATTAATTATACTCCTAGTGATTTTAAAAGAATAAAAGAAATAGCAGATCTTATTGATTTTAATGAATATATACATATTATTGCACAAAAGACGGGATTTAGAGAAACAGATATTAAAGAAATTTTAAATACAGGAGAACAAATTATAATTGAAAAAGGTATTCTGAAAGATGTTGAAAAACCATTAATTATAAATATCTTACCAAGCGTTCAAATTTGTTTAATATATTTGAAAGATAGAATTTTAAGGACAACGAATGGTAAAATAGCTACTAAAGATCAAGAAAAACGTAAAATTGCTAAAGGTATTAATTATAAAGAATTACAATTAAGTGGTTCAAGATTTGCTTGTCAACATCATGTAAATATCGTAACCAATATTGATACTTCTTTAAAGCACAATATATCACGAGGATATTGTGAATTAAAGGTGGTTAAGGAAGATACTTTTTTAATTAGAGAAGTACAATTATTAAATTGGTTGGATAAAAAAGTAATTACAAGTGAAAATCGTAAATTCTATTTTGACGAATTTTATGCTTATAAAGAAAAATATAAAAACAAAGAATTAAATGGAGAAGCGTATGGTAGAGATATCTAAAAGAGAAAAAGAATATTTGCAGGGTAAAGGTTTTGTATATACGACAGATTTACACAGAACTAGAAGTATGGGTAAAAAGACAACATACTTTGCAACAGAAAGTTCTAAATTGATCAGAGTATTAACAGATTATAAAAATCAGATTATCGTTAAGGGATAGAAACGGAGACATATGGATATTTATAAAAATGGTGAAAGTGAAACGAAAGAAGAATTAAATTTCAATGTTTTAGATAATACTAAGGATGTTATTAAAAGACAAAAGAATGAAGATTATACCGATTATTTTGTGAGACTTTTTGAAAATAAAAATCTATATGGTATTAATACTGTGGATATATCCAAATTATTAAATTATGAAACTGGTAATGATTTTGGAGAAAGCACTTATAGAAAACATTATAAGTCATTTAATATGGGACGTATTTATGAACGTACTAAAGATGAAAGTGGTATTTATAAAAGAATTTTGAGTATTAGTGATTTTCATATACCTTTTCAATTACCTGTTGAGACTTTTAAAGATTATGTTGGGTGCGTAGACATATTACAATTAAATGGAGATTTATCAGATTGTCAAGCAATTTCTAAATTTCCGAAAACTTATAGAGTTAGTCCAATGGAAGAATTAATTGAAACAAGACAATATATTCTTGCTTTAATAGAATTAATTAAACCTAAAAAAGTATCTATCAATTATGGAAATCATGATTTAAGATTTCAAAGTTATTTTGCTAAGAATTTAGATACAGATTTACTTGAATTAATGCCAAAGACTTCTTTAGAATTAATTTTTGTTGATGGATTTAAACATTATAACAAATTAGAGAGAACAAAGATTGAATATAAACCACTTATTGAAGTAATTGATGATGTTGAAATTGAATATACAGATAATTGGTTTTCACAGATTGGACAAACTATTTTTTGTCACCCTCTTGCTTTTTCTAGTGGAATATTAAAAACTTCTGAAAAAGCAATGTTATATTTTAGAAATGAGGGATACAATTTTACATCTTTAATTATGGCACACACTCATAGAGTTGGAGAATATGTAATTGGTAATACAACTATTTATGAACAAGGTTGTGTCTGTGATGTAAAAGCCATTAATTATTCAGATGGAGCGCTTGTAAATTCTCAAAAAGAAGGATTTATATATATCTGTCAAGATAAAAATGGAAATATTATTAAAGATAAAACTAAATTAGTTTGTTTAAATTAAATAAAAAGTACTCATATTTAATTATGAGTTTAACCCCTAGAGATAGATTAACATTCTTTAGGGGTATTGTGCCACAGTAGTTCAGTTGGAAGAACGACTCCCTTGTAAGGAGAAGGTCGAGGGTTCGACTCCTTCCTGTGGCTCTATAATAAGTATGACAACTTATTATATTATTAAAAATCTCATATGCTATGCATAGAAAGGAGTTAGTCATGCCAATCTTTCAAAGAATTATAAAATTCCACGATGGTACTACGACAACTGGTTATGGAAATGAAATTAATGTATCATCATATGAGGAGGGTGTAAGAATAGAAATCGCAACTGTTGGTACTGTTACTGTAAATTTCGAAGGTGAAGCAGATTTAAACAATTATAAATCTATTCCTGTTATAAAAGAATCTATTCCATATTCGATAGTAACTTCTACAAATGATACAAATTATTTTTATAATTTTCCAGTAGCGGGTCTTAATAAAATAAGAGTAAATATTACCGATACCAGTGGAGATCCTGTATTTGTTTATGGAAGAGCAATAGGTGAATAATTATGGCAATAGATATGATTGCAAGAGCGTTATCACTTATGAATGCTGGTATAACTGAGGTATCTTCTGTAAATGGTAGATTCGGAGTTGTAAGTTTAACAAAAGATGATGTTAATTTATCTAATGTAACGAATGATTCACAAGTAAAACGTACAGAAATGGGAATTGCTAATGGAGTTGAGACACTTAATGTAAGTGGTAAATTATCACATATGCCTACTTCTTCTGATATAGGATTGGGTAATGTTACGAATGATGCTCAAATACCATTATCTCAAAAAGGTGCTTCAAATGGCGTTGTTCCTTTAAATGCAAATGGGAAAGTAGATTTAACATATTTAACAATAAATGGTGCTAAAATTTTAGGTGTTACAAATACTGCGGCTAGATTGGCACTTGCTTTATGTTCAGATTTTATGGTAGCCATAGAAGCAGATACTAAAAATGCTTATGGGATAAATGCTAATTTAGATCCTTCTATTTCTGCAAATTGGCTTTCAATGGGAAATGTATCAAGTCAGGTTGTGTCTGTAAATGGTAAAACTGGTGTTGTAACTTTAGCTAAAACAGATATTGGTCTTGATCAGGTTAATAATACTTCTGATGCAAATAAGCCAATTTCTACCGCAACACAAACGGCTTTAAATAATAAATTAAATATAGCAGATAGTTCAACAGTTTTAGATTGGTCTGCAAGTACAGTTGTAAGACTTGGAGAAGTAAGAAAATGTACTACCAGTTATGGATCATTTTTAATCGGACAATTTATTCGTTCATTATCAGCTAGAACTACAGGAACAACTTTTGGTTCAACGGAATCTGCTTATTGGGAATCTTTAGGGAGTTCTGGTAGTGGTATAAATACTATTCAGACATTAAATGTTGACGGTTCTCCTAATGCGTGGTTTACAACATTAGAAGTAGATAGTTCTTCTTCTACTAGAACCATTACTTTATTAACTGCATCTGGTAATACTGGAAAATTAATAGAAATAAAAAAAGTTGACAATTCATCTAATGTAGTTTGTATAAAACCTTACGGAAGTGAATTATTAGAAGGTTCAACAAATCCTGTTTATTTATGTAATAAAGGTGAATCTGTTGTTATTCGTTCTGATGGATATAATGATATAATTGTAGCAGATAACAGAACAACTGTTTTTACACAAGCTAGTTATTATTATGGAGCGCCAACTCAAGGAACTGTATCCACAATTTCAGATATAACACCAATAACATTAAATTTTGCGGGTTCAGATATATCATTATCTGATAATAATTTTACCTTAAAAGCAGGAAAAACATATTTATTAGAAGCCTATTTTATGGCTGATTTTGGTGCCGCAAATGGAGAAATAAGAATTAATTGGGCAGATGTATCTAATGTTATACTTGGGGCACAAACGGTATTAAGACCTACTACCTATACATATAATTGTGGTACTTTAAATTGTACATCTCATATTATAACCACGACAGTTGATACCATAGTAAAATTAAGAATCACAACTATTGTCGGAACAAATACAATTTATGGGGCAGGAATGTCTAGGATAAAAATAAGTGTATTATCTCAGTCTGCACCTGTAATAAATACTATGGATTATCTTAATGTGGCAAGAATTACATCAGATGTAACAGGAATGGGACAAAATAGTGATTTAATATTTAATTCTATTGTATCTGGTAATATTCCTTATAATACAACAACTGGTGTTGCTACTTTATCGGCAGGAAAAACTTATGAACTTATAGGAGAACCAGCCTTTACAAGTTATTCAGATGCTACTGGAGGATTTAATACAATAGATTGGGTAGATGCAACAACAAATGTATCATTGTTACCAAATTTTCAAAGTGTTGGTATATTGGTTCCATCTACTAGAACTGTTCCTGAATGTGATAATATCGAAATACATGCTATTTATACTCCGACAACTAATCAAACTGTAAAATTAAGAATAATACTTAGTTATTGTACATCAACATTTCGTTCAAATAATGGTAGTAAGGCAATAATTAGACAAATTGGATCTTCTGCTGTAAATGCAGTAAGTCTTATGACACAAGTTGCAAATTTAATGTATCCTGTTGGACATATAGAAATTACTGAAAATTCAGCTAATCCATCTACATACTTAGGATTTGGAACATGGGTACAATATGGATCAGGTAGGGTTTTGATTGGTGCTGGTACAGGAACTGATACAAATGGCACTCAAAGAGCATTTTCAACTACAACTACTGGTGGAGAATATACGCATCAACTGACCATAGCAGAAATGCCACAACATAGACATTCGTTTCAAAATCATAGTTATACACAATCGTGTGGTTCTGGTGGAAATAATGCGGCTGATGAAACAACAGGTACAGATTATACTAGTTATGAAGGTGGAAATGGATATCATTCTATTATACAACCATATATTACAGTTTATATGTGGAAACGTACTGCCTAATTAATATTTGTTTTATCTACACAAAGTATAACAGTGATACTTACAGCTCATAATAAATTAATAAAAATATATTACTGGGAATATTAATTTATTCCCAGTAAATTTTATATATAAGAAATAAAAGGAGAAATAAAACGATGAATAAGGATCAAGGTATAGCTTTAGAACGAGCTGTTTCTTTTGTAGAACGGGAAATAATAAAAGAAGATAAAAAATCTCTTAGTGAAAAAAAGAAATTTGAAGAAGAAGAAACAAAAAAACTTCTTGCTCAAAAAATTTGTGGTATACCAATAGAAGATAAAGATGGTCTGATTGATAAAACATCACAAATGACAGCTTTAAAAGTAAGAAATGAATATAATAAATTATTTAATGAATTTGAACTTTACAAGAAAAAATATATGTGTCACAATTGTGGCAGAATGACGGTTAGATCAGAATTTTTATCTAGTAGTAAAACTGCTACTGGTCTAATACCAATATGTAGTACTTGTTTAAATAAAATAGCAAATGGGTATAATCCATCTGACGGTACTAGTAAAGAAACTTTTGAAACTTTTCTTTCTGCCGCAAAAAAAGCAGATTTTGTTTTATATAAAAATAAAATAGTTGATGCTATTAATTCCTATAATGATAAAAATACTAGACATAAATCAATTTGGGATGCATATGTAATAATAATATGCTGTCCTTCATATGGAATTTATGGATTTGATGATAGTGATAGAGAATTTTTATCAATTAATTCTAAAAAATTAACTTTTCAGAATATTTTAGAAGGTGAATATACTATTGTAAGTGGTCTTGAATATTTAGATGAAACTGAATTAAAAGATAAAATAGTAGATAAAATTGAAAAAAGTAAAAAGTTCTTTGGTTTTGGTTTACCTGATGAAGCATATATTTATTGTCAGAATGAATATGATGATTGGGTTTCAAGACATGAATGTAAAACTAAAGCACAAGAAGAAATATTTAAAAGAATATGTTTAAAACAATGGGAAATTTTACAAGCAACTCGTAGATCAGAAAGTACTAAAGATCTTGACGCTACTTATCAAAATTTATTGTCTACAGGAAATTTGCAACCAAAACAAAATTCAAATGATGCTATTTCAGAAGCACAAACTTTTGGTACGCTTATTCAAAAATGGGAAGAAAATGAACCAATTCCAGAAGTAGATGAACAGTTTAAAGATATAGATAAAATTGGTTTATATATAGATGTATTTTTCAGGGGTCATTTAGCAAAAGTATTAAAACTTAAAAATGCTTTTTCTAATTTATATGATGGAGTTATGAAAAAATATACAGTTGAAAAACCAAATTATAATGAAGAAACAGATCAAGAAGATTTATTTAATCATATTTTTGGAAGTTCTGACCAAGATGAAGAATAGGTGATATTATGGCAGAACAAAAAAAGAGCGAAAAAGAATTAAATCTTGATAAATATAAAAGAGTAATGACTACAATTGCAAGACGCGCTAGTTTTTATAGAGAAAATCCTCAACGTTTTGTAAAAGAATTTTTAAATATTAAACTCGCATTATTTCAAAAAATTTTAATTTATGCTTTGATGCATGAAAATTATTTTATGTATATTGCGGCAAGAGGATCTGGAAAAACTTGGCTTACTGCTTTATTTTGTGTTATTAGATGTATATTATTTCCGGGGACTAAAATTGTAATTGCATCAAGTTGTAGATCACAAGCCAATGAAGTACTAAGTAAAATTGAAGATGATTTTATGATAAACTATGGATGGGGTTCTTTAAATCTACGTTCTGAAATAAAAATTATTACAATAGGTCAAAATAAAGCCGAATGTAAATTTAAAAATGGCTCTTATATAAAGGTGGTTACTGCTTCTGACAATGCTAGATCTGCAAGAGCGAATATTATTATTATTGATGAATTTCGTATGGTAGATCTTAATGTTATTAATACAGTACTTCGTAGATTTCTTACAGCACCAAGAAGACCGGGGTATATTTCTAAACCGGAATATGCTGATTTACTTGAAAGAAATAAAGAAATTTATATGAGTTCGGCTTGGTATCAAAGTCATTGGTCATATGATAAATTAAAGGCATATTTTGTAAATATGCTTGATGATACAAGAAAATATTTTTGTTGTGCATTACCTTATCAACTTTCCATTAAGGAAAAAATGTTTGATAGAAGTCAGATAGAAGATGAAATGTCTGAAGCTGATTTTGATCCTTTAAAATTTCAAATGGAATTGGAATGTTTATTTTTTGGAGATACTGACGGATCATTCTTTAATTATAATGATGTTTCTAAATGTCGTAAATTAAAGAATAGCTATTTTTCTCCAGAGATATATAAAAATATAAAAGATCTTAAAATACCTAAATTATTAGCTAATGAAAGACGTATTTTATCAGTAGATATAGCGTTGCTTTCTTCTAAAAATAGAGCAAATGACTCTGCATCCTTACAGATTAATAATGTAATAAAATCTAGTCAAACTTCGTATACTGGAAATTTCTTATATTATGAAAGTCATGAAGGTATGACTACAGATGAATTAGGACTACGAGTCATGAGATTATTTTATGAATATAATTGTACAGATATAGCAGTGGATATAAAGGGTCTTGGAGTGGGTGTATATGATTTTATTATAAGAGATCAATTTGACCCCGCTACTGGAGTAACTTATAAAGCCATGACTATCAGTGATAAGCAATTAAGACTCGCAGGTAGTAACAGAGCTACCCTTGAAGATTATGCTTCAAGATGTAAAATAAAAAATGCTAATAAAGTAATTTGGGGAATACTTGGTTCTCCTATTTTTAATAGTGACGCAGCTAAAAATTTAAGAAACGGATTTCAGCTTAATAAAGTTAATCTATTAGTGTCTGAATTTGAAGCAGATGAAATATTAAAGACTTCTATTAAAAATTATATAAAAATGAATCCAGTAGATCAAGTAAATTTAAAAGCATCTTATATTCATACCACAGCTTCTATTAATGAATTACTTAATTTGGAATACGAAGCGACAGGTAATACAGTAAGAGTTTTTGAAAGATCTGGAACTCGTAAAGATAGATATTCAAGTATGTCTTACAACTATTACGTGCAATGTCAATTGGAGCGTTTATTAAAACCAGAAAAATCTGAAATAGAAAAAATAATTTTAGGAAATACTTTACCGATAAGAACCGTAAAAAGATATAAAATGTTCGACTGAGAAAGAAAGGAGAATAAATGCCTGTTAAGTTGACAGAAAGTAATGGAACTGTTACTAAACGCGGACGTAGACCGTCTGTAAAAAAAGAAGTAATTCAAACTCATTCAGCAGAAGAAATACGTAGTTACGCGCAAAAGATAAAAGATACATTACAATTAATTAATCCTTCTAAATCAGAGACACGTACTTACACTACTTTTAGTAGAGAGACTTTAAGAACTTATTTAAAGAATCCTGCTAGTTATTATTTAAAATTAGTAGAATTAAGTAGATATTTATACACAAGAAGTAATCCTTATAGAAAAATTATTTGGTATAATGCTTCTATGATAAATCCAGACTTTAGAAGTATTATACCTTTAATAAATTTAACAAAAACAAATGATACACAATCTTCTTTAAAGCAATTTTATAATACAGCAAGGGTTCTTGATAGTATTAATTTACAGTCAGAAATTCTAAAAATGAATCTTATTGCTTGGAGAGAAGATACTGCATATGGATGTATTTATTATGATGATACTGGTCTATTTATTTTACCATTGCCTTATAATTATTGTAAGGTAACAGGAATGTATACTGATGGTACATTAAGTTTTTCTATGGATATGAGTTATTTTACAAATAGACAAGAGCAATTACAATTTTATGGAGATCCATTTGTATCAATGTATAGTGCTTATCAAAAAGATCAGACTATGAAATATCAATCAATGCCTGATGAAAATTGTTTTTGTATAAAAGTAAATATAGATGATCCAACAATGCCAATGCCGCCATATACGGCATTATTTAATTCTATCATAAATTTATGCGATACAGAAGATTTACAGGCTACAAAAGATGAAGCGTCTGTTTATAAGACTTTGGTATTTAGTTTGGATACTAGAACCGATGCAACTGATGCGGATGATTTTACTGTAGATCCTGATACTGCTATAGCGTATTTTAATAGAGCTGTAGAAGCTTTACCAGAATATGTAAATGCAATTTTATCTCCTGTAGATGTAAATGCAATAGCATTTAAAGATGATCAAGCATCTGATATTAATATTATTGAAAACGCCACTAAGACTTTATATAACTCTTCTGGTGGTGCACAAGTATTAAACTCATCTACAATTAGTGGTGGAACTGCATGGAATGGAGCTATAGTTAGTGATATTTTATACGCTACCTCTATCATTAGACCACAAATTGAAAGTTGGTTAAATCGTTGGATAGCTTATAATGTAGCAAAACCAGCTAGAATTAAATTACTCGCAGTTACTCCATATGATAAGGCTACTTATAAAGCAGATTTGCAAAAAGATGCAATGTATGGAATACCTGTTAAATTAACTTTAAATACATTGAATGGTTATACAGAATTAGAAACGCTTAGTCTTAATTTCTTGGAAGAAAATTGTTTGAATTTGTCTTCTGAATTTATACCATTACAATCATCTAATACTCAAAGTGGTACTAGCACCTCTGGTGGTGCACCGACAATAGATACTACAAAGCTTACAGATGAGGGTGCAAAGACAAGAGATCAAAACAAGAATAACAATTGAGGTAAAGAAAATGATTAAATCAAAAAAGGATACTTTTATCTTAACTTATGATAAAGAAGTAAAAGATAAATTAATTGAAGCTGGTTATGAATATATTGGTATGGAAGAAAATAGATATAAATTTATTAATAATTCTAGCATAAAGTATCAGTTTAGTCAAGGGGAAGATGTTAGTTTTTCTAATAAAATGTTTTTGTAAAGTGGGAGAAAGGAGGAAAAATGGAAAAACACAAATTAATGTCATTAGAAGCATTATATAATTTTTATACTTCTAAAAATAAAGATGTGAAATTTTCTGCTATAGATGAATATTCCAGTATTATTGTTTCTATTCCCGGAAAAGTAAAATTTGAAGTAGATAATATGACAGAAGGATTAATGCCTGTAGTATTAGAAGCTTGTCATGATGGGTTAAATAGAAATCAATCCTTTATTAATACTGATATTATGACCAATGCTCTCCCTTCTTTAAAAAATCGTCCTATTCTTGGATTTATCCATGATGTAAATGGTCAACCAGAATTTTATTCGCATAATATACATGAAGACGAAAATGGTAATGTAGTTTATGATGAAATACCTGTTGGTGTAATTCCTGAAAGTTGTGATGCAAAACTTGTATTTAGTGATGAATATCAAAAAAATTTTGTAGTAATTAATGGAATTATCTATGAAGATTATACACAAGCGGCAGATATATTAAGACGAGAACAAAAATGTAGTGTAAGTGTTGAAATTTCAATTAACGATTTAAGTTATGATGCTAAAAATAAAATGATGGTTATAAATGATTTTATATTTTTAGGAGTTACGATTCTTGGAAAAGATGATAATGGAAATCCAATTGGAGAAGGTATGCTAGGTAGTAATATAGTTCCAGCAGATACAACTCAAGATGTTAATCAAACATTTAATGTTAAAGAACTACAAGAAAAAATAGATTTATTAATTTCTTGTTTTAATAAAAATCAATCTTTGATGAAAGGAGGAAATAATAAATCAATGACAATTAAAGAACTTATGGAAAAATATGCTGTAACAGAAGAACAAATTACTTTTGAAACAGATGGTTTATCTGATGAGGACTTAGAAAAATTATTTAAAGAAAAATTTGAAAATACAGATGATACAAAAATCGATACTGACGTAGAACCAGAAATTAAAGCAGAAGATAATGCAGATGCATCTGCTGTAATAGAAGAGCCTACAACTGATACTATAGTTACAGAAACAGAAACGGTAGTAACAGAAGGATGCGGTGGCGGTTCTGGTGGTTCAGAGGGTACTAGCAAAAAGAAAAAGTATTCTATTACTAATTCAGAAGGTATTACAAAAGATTTTGATATTTCTTTAAATGATACAATAAGTGCTTTGGAAGATTTAGTTAATATGACTTATAGCGAAAGTGATAATACTTATTATTGTGTAACAGTATATGATGGTTATCTAGTTATGAGTGATTTTTGGAATGGTCGTTTTTATCGTCAGTCTTATGTAGATAGCGGAAATGATACTTTTAATCTTACGGGGGATCGTGAAGAAGTATATGTTAATTTCTTAACCTCTGATGAAGAAGCAAAGCTTAATAATATGACTACTACATATGAAGAATTAAAAAATTATAAAGAAACAAGTGAAACCAAAATTCTTAATGAATCAAAAGATCTTGTTTTAAATTCAGAAGATTATTCTAAATTAAAAGATGTAAAAGAATTTCAAGAATTAAAAGGAAGTAAAGAAAATTACTCTATTGAAGCGCTTACTAAAGAAGCTGATGCTATTCTTGGTAATTTTAGTAAAACACATAAAGTAGATGTGGTGTTTTCAGCAGAAAGTAAAAAGAAATCCAATAAAATTGGTTTTTCTGTAGCTAAAGAAAATACAAAAAGAGCTTCTTATAGTGGATTGTTTGAAAAATCTAAATAATAAACGTTTTTGAACTTATGTTAAGTTCTAAATTAGGAGGAAAAAAATATGGCACAGAGTATAGTAAATCTGTCAGCGGCTAAACATGCTGTTGCTGGTAGTTCTAACCTTACTGCTACTAAAGGTGTTGGTGGTGAAGGATGTATTAATATTAAAATCACCGCTGATCATGATAATGGAGTTATTGTAGGTAAAGGTGCTAATGTTACTGGAGAAATTTATGCAGAAGCAGTAGCAACAACATTTACTGGTAAAATCCGTCACGAAAAAGCAAGTAATGGTAATTTTTATGTAGATGTACTTACAGCAGTAAATGCTTATTTTCTGCTTGCAGTACCTATGAATACTTATGAATTTAATAGTATTATAAAAGCTGATAGTGCTTTTTATAATGCTAACGGTGATGTTGTTCGTTCATATCCGCTGTTCCCGGGTGATACCTTTGAGTTATCTGCCGTAGGATTTTCGGGTACACCAGTTATTGATGCCGCTGTAACCGTTGATGCTACTACTAAACAGGTTAAAATTAGCGCATAATTAAGAAGGGAGGAATAAAATAATGTCAAGAATGAATTTTAGTAATGAACATACAACAGCAGTATTTGCTGATGAAAGTAAATGTTCTTTTGCCGCTTTTACAGAACTTATGAATGATGTAGGCGGTAAGAAAGAAATATTTGATGCTGAAGGAAATACAGTATCAAAAGTTGAAGCCAATGATCAGATCAGAAATATTATGTTTAATGTACTTGGAATTGAAGCTTCTTCTGATAGAAAAACAATTCGTAGAGCAATTCGTAAACATAAAACTGATGTATTTGAAGTAGTTGAAGATACATTGCAGAATATGCTTCAATCTGGTTGGGGTGCTAACCCATTTTTTCAGCAGTTTGTAGAGACAAAGAATATCAATGATGGAGATGAGAATATCTTTTATGCTCCTACACAGATGATTCTTACAGTTTCACAGGTTTCTGGTAATCATCATAACTTATTGAGACAGAGACTTACAGAAGGTGCTGAGTACTCTATTAAAACAAATTGGTACGGAATTAAAATCTATGCTGAGTATGAGCAGTTTATGGCTGGTCGTATTGACTGGGCTATGTTTATCCAAAAAGTATATGAAGCATTTGATAAGAAAGTAAACTCTATGGTTTACAGTTCTGTAACAAGTGTTGGAATTTCTCTTCCGGCTGGTTCTCAGTGGCAGGTAAGTTCACCTTTGTCTACTACTACTAAAGATCAGTTTATGCAGTTAGTTGAAGATGTACAGACAGCAAATGGTACTGATGTAGTTATTATGGGTACTAGAGCGGCTCTTTCTAATCTTACCAAACTTGCTCTTGTTGACTGGATTTCTAATGAAATGAAACAGGAAAGAAATACTACAGGTAGACTCGGTACATTTGAAGGAATTACTCTGTTTGAAATTCCACAGGCTTTTGCTGATAATGATACTACTACTAGACTTGTAGATAATACTAAATTACTGATTATGCCGAATGTAAATGATAATAAGTTTATTAAACTTATTAATGAAGGCGACTCAATGGTTAATGAAGTTTCTGATGGTACTACAAACGTTGATAAAACGCTTGAATATGAATATCAGGCTAAAATGGGCGTTGGTGTAGTCATTAGTAGACTGTTCGGTATTTGGACAATTACAGCATAATTATAGTTAGGTTAAGCGGAGGAATTTATTTTCCTCCGCTATATAAAAATAAAAATAAAAATTGAAGAATTACAAGGAGATTAAAATTATGGCAACAGCTAATACAACTAAAAGTACAGTTAAAAAGGCTACTATTGTAGCAGGAAAAGAAGTAGTAAAGGTAGAACCAATTAAAGAAGTAAAAGAAGTTAAAATAGAGGAAGTTAAATCACCTGTATCAGCGAAAGAAAAAGTTTATGCCGCAACAGATGAAATTCCCTGTAAATCTATTACTGTAGGAAAATTAATTTTAATTGGCAAAAAAACAGAAAACATGTATATTTGGAACGGTTACGGAGATGTAACTGCTGTGGAATATCAAGATCTTAAAGCCGCTAAATTGGTTAAAAGTCAGTATATTTATTCACCACTTTTTATTATTGATGATGAAGAATTGCTTAAAACTAAAGAATGGCAAGGGGTTAATGAAGAAGTTTATTCAAAACTTTATAGTCCAGAAGACATTCAGGAAGCTTTTAATTTAGATCTTGGTAATTTTAAGAGAATTTTAGCAGAAGCTCCAAATGGACTTAAAAATACATTTAGATCTATAGCTATGAGTAAAATTGAAGACGGTAGTCTTGATAGTATTAACAAAATTAAAATCGTTGATGAAGTTCTTGGAACTGATTTAATGAATAGCTATGTAGCTAATAACTAAGTAAAGGAGATGCCATGTTGACAATAACTTATGATAAAGTTTATTCAAGATTTTTGTCATTGGTTTCCGCTTACGATTTAAAAGCAAAGTATGAATCTGATGCAGATACTACTAAACTTTTATTAGATGAATGGCTGATTTCAATTAAATCTGATCCTAAATGTAGAAAATTATTTTCATCTATTATATTAGATGAAACAGATAGAAGTATAACTTGTGTATTATCTCAATCTCAAGGAGATGATATTTCTGATATGGATTATATAGTTGAACTTTTCGGAAATGGTATTGCGTGGAAGTGGGTAACTCCAAAATATCTTTCTGATTTGAATGCTGGTATTATTATTACTGGCAGAGAAGTACAGGCGGCTTCTCAAGCAAACCATATGGCTCAGTTAGAAAAAATGTACATAGAAACTAAGATGGCATTCTATCGTCTTATAAAAAACTATGTATATATTAATAATTCTTATTTAAAATCTTAAATATGAATACAATGTATGGAGAACTTACCGCCGAACAATTTGAAAAATATAAGCAAAAATTGCATAATAAAATTCATTGGTTACTTTTATATAAAGAAGATAATAATGAAATTTTAGATGCATATTTTACTACTGTCCTTACCCAAATTACCACATTACATAAAATTTTAAATAAAGACATAGAAGTATTAGATTTAATGATAGATTTACAAATGGCTTATGATGAATATTTAAAACCAGATTGTGATTTTAAACTTTATAGGAAATTAATATTAGATGCTCATAATCTTATTGATAAACTTGGGGAGGAATAGATATGATTACTTTGGATAATTATTCTTCTGTTCTCCCCAATAGTTCTATTAAAGTAGCAAATGCACATCTAAATCAATCTGCTAATATAATAGAAAATACATGGAATTATGATCCACAAGTAAAACCTTGTTATATATATGATTATATGCACGACGACGTATCAGAGGTTAATAAAAATTATAATATACAACATAATACAGTTACTACAAATAAAACCGCTATATCATGTAAATATGTTATAACACAGTACCCAACAATTTCTACTACAGATGTTGAATATATTGTTCAATTTAAACCTAGTCAGACATGTTGTTTAACTTATTATGACTCTTTTTATGAAACTCCTTATGGTATGGAATTTCCGATAGGAATGTATTTAGATATACCAGATGAACAAGGTATTTATCGTAAATGGCTCATTTGTTTTAGAGATATGGAACTAGAATTTATTTCTTATCATATTTTAAGATGTAATTATTATTTTCATTGGATTAAAAATGGAATAAAGCATAAAATGTGGGGAGTAATGCGTAATAAAAATAGTTCTGGTGCGGGAGTAGATAGTGGAAGTAAGACTCAACAAGTTGATGCTAATGATCAATTTTGGTTACCTAAAAATATATATTCTGATGATTTAACTTATGATGATCGTTTAATTATTTCTAGTGTAAGACCAGATCCATTTGTATGGTCT